TCGACTGGATCGAATGGCCTACTGAAACAAATGACTATGATGAAACTCCATGCGGAGATCCGCACTGCTGCTTTTGCGGCGAACCACATGATGAAATGGAGGAAGCATAATGGACAATATCTTTACTGCAATACCCGCGCCATTGCCAAAGCATGGATCACCCGCTGACAGAGGAAGCGCTGACGCTTATTACTGGAGATCTGCAGAACCTCATTACTGGCCTTATGGAACTGGGCATGGATACAAAGTGCCAGAAGCAGAAATGACTGATGAGCAAGTCATAGAATACATGGAAGCTTACGATAGCGAGATAGACAGAAAGGACTGGGGATGAGTATTGAGATAACCATAAAATTAGAGGGCAATATTCTTGACGCATTAGAGGATGTCAAAACAGCAACCTCACAAATCCAAACTCAACTTGGATTAGAAAAAACCCCACACACAAAATTTAGATCTGACATGAATATTAAAAAAGCCATAGAAGATTTAACAGAAGAATATCTTGAGGAAGCAAAACGGCGTTGCGGGGATGAGCATGGATCTCAAACAGCAAGGTCAAGGCTTCTAGGATTTCCAAGCTACCAATCGTTTGCATATTGGGAAAAAAGACGGAGGTCAAAATGATTACTTCAGCTATGTGCCTTGCTATGGCGATTTACTATGAAACACGCAATGAGGTTAGCCTTGATGCAGGGCTGGCTGTCGCAGAAGTTATTATAAATCGTGTAGAGGATAAGCGATGGCCTGACAGCGTTTGCGCCGTAATCAAACAAGATAACGGGCCAAAGAAACACGATTGCCAATTTTCATTTTACTGCGATGGCAAGCCAGAACGCCCAAAGCACAAAGAAGCGTGGCTAAGAGCGCAAGAGCAAGCCGCTGACGCGCTAAACGGAGATCTTCTAGGTCATGGGGCGCTTTACTATCATGCGGACTATGCGCGGCCCATATGGAGACATAAGCTGGACAGACTTGGGAAAATTGGGAAACACATCTTTTATACAGACATGGAGGTAAATGTATAATGGCAAGCAACTTAGATCATTGGTATCCACCCGCAACGGTTACTAGAAATAAAGACAAGGATTGCTGGGAATACAGGGTGGGCAAAGATAGCTCACAGCTAATCGTAAATAGAGGAAGCCAGCTTGTTCATATGTTTTTTCAAACACAGATTGAAGCTATATTGTTCGCAGAAGATGAACTCAAAAACCATCAAATTAGTAAAATGACTATCTACGGCAAAAATGGAGACATATCAGTAAGCAAAAAAAGCCGACTACATAAAGCCATTCAAGAATACAAAGACGAAGCAGTCGCAGAGTATGAACAAGAATGCTTTCACATGAAAAAACATTATGAAAGTAAGCTTTTAGAGTTATCAGAAAAAGCTGCGAAATGGGATCAACTGCAAAAGCTTATGTCTACAGAGGGGGCTGAATAATGACATCAATATCAGTCAATGAAATGATAGACAGGCTTGAAGAGGTTAAAGACATTGCAGATGCATGTCACACCCCTTGGAAACCAAAGATGGATGCTCAGTATCACATCCAGTATTTACAGGAAAAAAACTCAGGATACTCAGGAGCCATATATAACTTAATACGGGATCTAAGGAAAATACAGAGAACAGAATTAAGCATTGAAACAGATGTTCCATATCCTGACCATCCAATGGTCAAAACTCCTTGGAAAACATTAGCTGAAAAAATGGATGTTGGAGATAGCGTTGAAGTCATAGGAGAAACAGAAGCCTCGTCCTTACACTCCGCTATAAAATACAAGTATGGAAAGAACTCAGCCATAATGAAGAAATTAGGCGGGGGTCCTAACAGAGGTATAATTAGAGTTTGGAGAATAGAGTGATCGGATTGGAAACTTGGCCTGAGATAAAGGCCCGTCATAAAAGAGAGAAAATCCAGTTAGTACAGTGTCTTTCTCAAGATTATACTTATGCACAAGCGTCAAGAATACTTGATTGGGATACCTCTGCTCTTGTAAGATTTTGCTATGAGTACGGAATAAAATTTGAACGGAGCAAAAAGAGGAGTGACAATGAAGGATCTTACACCAGCAGATCGCGCACATTTGGTCTTTCTCAATCGTCAAGTCGATCGCTTACAAGATGAAAGTTTCCGCTTAGATCCGCACCCCAATATTAAACAGGATTTAGATCGTGCAAGGCGCGAACTAAAATCATTTACTTTATCACTGCAAAAAGAAGGAAAGAAAATCTATGGATGAAAACCTATTAGCCGTAAAAATGATGGAAATGGCTAAAACAGACATGAAGCATGTAAAAGCCAAGGGCGCACTTGGAGAAAATCCCCATTGGAATAAATCAAAAGAATACACCTCAGCGCAAAAAAGGGGCGGCAAACAGGGCCGACCAGACAGTTATAAAACAAAAATTAACGAAAGATTAGATAAGGGTATGAGTGTTGATGATATTGTGGCAGAATTGGGATGTAGCCGTAATATTGTAAATCAATACATTAGAAAGCGGCGATTAGAGCAGAACGCCGCGTCCTCCCATGCGGCGTAGATGAGGGGTTGGTTGGTTCCCCTCTCCCCCGTCACTTGACCCAATCAGGTGGCGGGGTTTTTCGTGGGGCCAGCAAGAACATCACACTCTGTCACAGGTTTACCTATGTGCCAGCCCCGATTTAAATTAATGTCATTATTTTTTTAGGTAAGCCAGCCATAAATTTTATTTGTTTGGTCTAACCTATCTTGAAGCCCATGATACCCGCCGTTTACGCGCTTGGTAATCTTTTCAATCGTGTTGGTATCTACACCTTCATCCGCTATTTTAAAAAGCCTATTCTTCTCAAAGAACCACATAGCAGTTTCAAAAGCATAATCGGTTTCTACCAAAGAGGGATCGGTCATCACCTCTGGAAGTCCCATGTCAGCCGCAAACTGACGATAGTTATTTTTACCCGTAAGTTGCAGAAATCCGCGACCTATAAATGCACTAGCATCTTGAGGTGTTTCATTTCCTAGCTTGTACTTTGAGCCACGATTTGCATCCAAATATACATTCTCCGCAAGCGCCCTTGGGTTGCGAGCGTATGGCCTTGCATCCTCTACGGTCTTAAATCTGTGAGGCCAAACCTTACAAAGACGTTCGGGCGAGCTATAATATAAACTTTCGCATACACGACTAAAATTACCGCTCTCATGTGATGCTTGGCCCAGTAGGTGCGCTGAGCGATCCGCTGAGAGGCCAAAGTGTTTTGTGATGGCCCGTGCGGTATTGGGGCCAAAAGAGCCATCTGTAGCGGCCCCTATGCGCTCCTGTAGCTTTTGCATTGCTAAGGTCATTTTATTTCTCCTGTGCGGGCTTGGTTCCAAAGACGCGAACATATGTCAAATCTTCGCTGTAAGCCTCTGCCCATTTATTTTCTGTAAAGGTTGCAAAGGTTATAAGGGCTTGGTTGTCGGCCTCAAGCGTAAGAACAACCTCGTCAAGAATGGCTATTTGATCAACCAGAACGTCAATCTTGTGCGCTTGCTCTGCGAAATACCAAGTTCCAGCGATAACTTGAGCGACCATTGCAGCGACCAGCGCCAAGGGAACCTTCACATCTGCCATTTTTATTTCCTGAAAAACTTCGTTGCAGAACGCACGGCGAAGCTACTCGCTACGATTACGCCCAAAGTATATTGATACCACTCTGGCATTTTCTCTAATGCAGCGAAACCATCAGCTACCGCGCTGCGCCCCCACTCTCCAGTAAAGCATAAAATCAGGGGCAGCGAAAAAAGTAAAACTAGATATTCGTCTTTCCATGAGTTTTGAGTTCCTTGCGCCATGATGCGCTCCCAATCCGCAACGCTTGTCTTTTCGCTGAGAAGAATTTTGGATTTCGTTTCTGCCTCAGTAAGCTTTAACTTAGCCTCTGCTGCGGTTTTATCCGCTTTGCCCTGTAACCAGCTTCCAGCGAGGTTAGCGATTGGGCCTATAAATGCTTGTATCATCTACCGATCCATTCATTGATAATTACAAATATCAAAGCACAGGTAAAAGTGCCGAGAAAAGATGTAACTAAAATCTCTGTCATTTCTCCGAACTAAGCCAAACGGCTATGGTTCCCGTCATGGCTCCGCTGACAACTGAAATCATTGCGGATTGCTGCGTTGACAAATCGTCAAGGCTCATTCCCCAATTTATTACCTTGATATACATGACGGTCATGACAACCATCATAATGCGAGGCATCAAACGATACTGCAATATTTTCTCAAAGGTATTGGTCATAAGACCCCCTAATTTACCGTCATAGCTGGTGAACCTACATCTGGCTCATCTGTGATCAAATCATTACTTTCTGGCTGCTTTTGACGTTCTTCAACAGCTTTAACAAAAGACTGTGAAATCCACTCTAAGGCTGCGACTTCTCTTTGATAAGAAAACTGCGCCTCATTTACCCTATTTCGACATTCTTGTATCCTAGAAAGCAAAAGCTTTTCCTGATCGTTAAAATCTTCAACGCTATGATCGACGCCATTGATTGTTACTTTGTTATTTTCCATATCCCACCTTTTTGGTTTAGTTCAAATTTCAATATTTATCTTAGTTCCCTGCGGTCTATCCGCGTTTGTCTTGCGCCCAAACCTATCATAAGTTTCACCCAAGTCAAAACGTTGCTTTGCTAAAGCCTCTAAATGTCTGTGGTTGGCCCTATGCTCTTTCTCTACCCTTTGCTCTACTAAATGAGTTTCAATAGCCTCACGCGCTCTGGTTTGCTCATGGATATGCGATCCAATATTAAACGGCATAGAGCCAACCCCACTTAAACCATCTGCCATTACAATCGGCCCTGCTTAGCTAAGATTATAACGATGGTTATCCCAAGCATGATTGAAACAATAATTACAGCGCCACCATAAATAACAATTCGCTCAACCATCTTGGCTTTGCGCTTTCTCTCTGCTTCTGCTTTTGCCTTACGATCTTTCCTTGCTTTCACCCGTATAGATTGCAATTCGCCCCAAGCGCTAAAACCTCTGGTTGCAATTACGATCTGACGGAGTTCTTCTTCTGCGTCCTTGGCTCTTTGAAGATTAACAAATGTTTCCATAGCGTTTTCATCTGAACCAGAAAAAAGGCTATTCTTCTTTTTTTCATGCGCGGCACGTAAATCGTCCACACCATCGAAAAATTCTCCAATTTGCTTGGTTACATTTACCAGTTCCTTGCCCGCTGATACCGCAGATTTTACCGCCGCAAGTGCTGTAAATGGATCGATCATGCATCATGCCCCACAATTACATAACGAGGACACTGAGCCTCTGGAATTATTCTTATGACCTTTGGGTAATGATAATAAAACGAAGGCGGCGGGCATCCATAACGACACGCCTTGAACATCACCCCAAAGGGATACATTCCAAAAGCGATTGAAGTTAGGGCGCAAATCATGCCCCTACCATATCACATTTTATTTGCGGGCTAAATTCTGAACGTCGCGTCTAAGCTCTTTTTGCTCATCACGCATTTCTTTGAGAAGATATTTGATGTCATCGTAACGAGCCTCAAGCACAGCGATTTTTTTCTGGTTAGTAAAAACAAACCTTAAAATCGCGCCAAAAGCGCCAATGATTGCAATAGTAATTGCAACGGCTGGGGAAAGAATTGCATCGCTCAATTTCATAGTGCCTCCGTACAGCTGAATGAGAAGCCGTACTTGCTAACATGATCTGCATCCCACCCCAGATCGTTACTATCCATTCTCATTACCGCCGTTGTACCAGATATTGAGGCAGATGTAGACCCGCTAATTGCCACTTTTAGCGATGGCTCGATTGTAGCGGTTCCCGTTCCTGACATATCTGCAACAATCATATGGAGCTGAGATGTGGCGCTGGTTCCAAATTGCACATAATCCCCAGCCTTCAAAGTGCCGTTAAGGGTCAGGGGGATAGTAGTATCTCCGATTGCATGGGTTCCGCTTGTAACCGATACCGTTGTGGCTGTGCCAATATTTGACTGCCCGTCAGGATCGCCCATCAAAAACGTATTGGCCCGCCCGCGCAGCTTCAAAAAGAAAGCTTGCCATGCACCCGCCTGAGAACGCTTCATAGGGGGCAAAGTAACTGTCGCTTGCCAACATGCCATAGAATACTCATAAACCTGCTCATGACCACTAAACGGGCTTCTGCTACCCGCTACAGCCCTCTTGATTGCCCAAGAGGATTTAGTAAATGCTGGAGAACTGGGCATAGTAATTAAAGCCATTAGGAAAACGCCTGTGCAAATGAACCGCCGCGCCGCCTACTATCAGCGACTGCGTTGATTGTATCCTCTTTTATAACAGGCAGCAACGAAAGCATTTCAGCCCGTACTGTTTGAGATACACCTGTTTCAATTTGAATTGTTTGATTTACAGTTACACCGCCGCCGCCAAGAGCATTCTGAGTATTCATATTGTTCATGATTTTGCCCGCCCCAGAAGGAACAAATAACTCAGGTCCGCGCTCCCCAACTAGAGTAGGGGTATTGGGCTGAATAGTTCCCCCACCCGCTGCGCCAAATAATTGACCAGATGGAAGCGGGCTAAATCCTGTTACCCCGCCAAAGATTGAGTTCATGATTTGATTTACAACGAAAAGCTCAATCGCTTTGGCAATGATCTGTTTTACAAGATTATCAAACATTGATTTGAAACTTGAAGCAAAATCTTGTCCACTAACAAGTGCATCAGCGAGGCTTTGACTTACCCCAACACTAAACTGCGAAATTGCGCTATTCATCATTTGGATTTCTGGTAAAGTTTGGGCTAACTCATCTTTAAGTCGCTGCAAAGCCTCTGATGCGAAAGGCAAAGCATTTTCCCCAGTAGCCAAAAGATGTGCTTCAAGTAATGAAATATCTGAATTCAATCCTTCTGTTGATGTTCTCGTTCCATTAATTATAGAATTTAAATTAGCAAGAGCATCTCCAGTTCCAGCAATATCTTGTCCTTCTGATCCACCTAAAGAAAGTCTAGGCATATCCTTCATTGCTTCTTTTAAGTCATTCAATCCGTCTAAATCATTTTCCTCAAGACCAGTAGCGACATCACCCAAACCCCCAAAAAGAGTTGGGAACTTTTCCTCTAAGGCATCAAAAGCCTTCTCAAGAACCCCAGTTTTTTCAGCCAATAGGATTGCACCCATAGCGGCAAATCCAAATGGATTTTTTAATAAATGTCTTGTAATAGATTTAAATAAATTTCTATTTAGCAAAGTAACCGCTGCAAGCTTGTGCATGGCTTTTACCATATCCATAACATGACTTGCTACTTGAACAGCCAAAAAGGCTATAGCTACTCTTTTTAGTTCATCAAAATATTTTGAAACCAAAGCTACTAGAAAAGCTAACCCACTAAAAGCTTTGCCAAGAACATTCCCTACAACAACCGCTACTGGCCTTATTTCATCCATAAATTGCTTTAAAGCGTTTATTAGATCTCTAAACCCAGCATTTGCACCGCTTTCAGCAACAGTTCTCTGGAAAGCAAAAAGGCTATCCCCCAGCATAGAAACAGCGCCATCTGTTGTTTTTGCTAAATCGTTTGTTATACCATCATATTCGCCACCAGCACCAAATGCTGACTGTAACTTTTCAAGAGTTTCTTCTACGCTATAAGAAGTTCCAGCTTGAAATCCCGCCATAGCTGAGACACCACGCTCACGGAACATATCTGCGGAGTTAATACCAGCACTTAATGCTCTTTGAATGTTTTGAGATGCTTCCTCAAAAGACATCCCAGAAGCAGCCGCAATATTACCAGTAAGCTTAAGAGCATCCCCCATTTGGTTTGCGTCACCTACAATAGTAGCTAACGGAGCTGCACCCCTTTGGATATCCTGCAAAGAAAACGGAACTTCAGACGCATATCGGGTTATAGCTTGAAAAGCTTCCGCGCCTTTTTCAGCAGACCCAAATAAAGTATTAAATCTAACTGCTAGATTTTCTACTTCTGCGCCTGTTTGAATAAACCCTTTTATCAAACCTCCAAGAGCAGCAGCCCCACCAATAGCAGCGAGGGCAGTTCCTACCCTGCGAAAACTAGCAGCCATTTTGTTAGTTTGCTGTTCTGTTTGCTGAGAGATGCGGTTTAAATCACGCTTCAAATCAGACATATCCGCTTCAATGCGGACTAGAAGGGTATCAACTGTTGTAGCCATTAATCTGGATACCTTTCCATCAAATCACTTAGCTCATCTTTTCGTAGAGGCGGCGGCTTGCCCCCAGAATGAAACTCAGAAAAACCTTCAGATGCTAGGAAAAATTCTTGAATTGATAGACCCCAAAATTCATCTGAGGTCATTCTCATTTTCCCAAGGGCCATTCTAAGCCAGTCATCCCAAGGATATTCTTCTACTCTTGTCCTACCGCCTTCAGTACGTTTCCCTCATCGTCACCCGCGCCAATAACAAAAACTATTATCTCTGCGATTATTTTCAAACCTTCTGCAAAACCCGCTTCCCAAATTAAATTTGCAACATCTCTATCTTTCAAATCTGCACCGCTTGATCTAAGAACAGGCGTTAAAATTGAAACCATTTGAGTAGCAGACATTTCTGCATTTTGAAGTTCTTGAGCTATTTTAAGAACTCCCTTACCAAGATTAGTCTCTATCCTCATTATTACGTCCATCGTTATTTTGCATTGATAACTTTGGCCGTTGAGGCTTACCTCCAGTTCCCCGCGCTTTGGGTTTGGCATTGGTTATTTCCTTTCCACTTATTAAAAGTTCCTCATTACGATTAGCTACGTTAATAACGCTTTCTGCAATATAAGATTTCCCCTTAACCTTGAAATGACTACCCACTTCAAGTGCTGAGGAAAAACCCATTACAAAATCGCATTGAGAATTTGATTTGGCCCAGCCAGAAAAAGTTGAGCCATCAACTTCTATTTCAACACTGAGCCAAGCCATTTTTAAGCCGCCGTAAACGTAAAGGTTCCAGCGCTCTCAAGACTGATTGAATATGTTATTTCGCCATTATACTCACCAGCATATTCAATAGATGCAATCATCATAGGACCAGCAAATGTTCCAAACGCAGGTACTATTATATCAAAGTCCGTAAATGTTCCCGCTGTTCTTTGAGCATCAAAAGCTGTGCGAACAGCCGCCTCTGATGGCTGATCAGTAAATACACCTGATCCAGATGCGGTAAATGATTGCACACCACCGCCACCTAACAGCTGTCGTAAGCCAGAGCTATCCTTGGTTGTTACATCAACCGCTTCGTCATTCATTGTAATTGAAGTTGAGCGCAATCCAGCAACAGTAGTCGCTGTCCCGCTTATATCAACTTTCAGTAGCATTGCGGAGCCTTTTTGTGCCGCCATGTTCTTATCTC